TGCTCGATGTCGGCCCAGGTCAGTCCCGGTGTCAGCACGTCCATCAGTAACCTCATGGCGCAGCCCGGTAATGCGCTTTGCGCGGGCGTATCAGCAGGCCGGCCTGCACCAGGCCGGTGAGGCAAGCCTTGATGCTGGTGATGCGCGCGCGCGGCATGGCACCGTAGAGGTCGTGCAGATGCACGGTGCGCTTGCCCACCACGCGCAGGATGGCGGCCTCGATGCCCCTGCCGGAGAGGTGAGTGCCGCGCGGCGGGTAGGCGTTGCGGGCGGCCTTGCGCGGCTTGGGTGGCGCACACTGGCCGGGTGCGCGCCAGGTTGGGCGCGGCGTGGCATGCCACGCCGCCACTTGGGCGGCGAGCGACGGCATCTCTGGAATGACGATGGCTACTCCCATCGGGCGGCCTCCCCAATGCGGCGCCATACGCCCACGTAGTCCAGCAGCAGCGCCAGCAGCGCGGCGCCGGCGAGGATGCCGAGGCCGAAGCTCGGCCAGTCCCATTCAGTCATCCGTAGCCTCGCGCCGCAGTGCAAGCTCCAAGCGGGCCAGCGCATTCCACGCCAGATGCGCGGCGTGTGGCAACTGTGATTCTGAATCGAGCCATTCGCCCCGCGCTTCCGCGAGCAGGTGGCGGAAGAGCGCATCGGTGTAGCGCGCCTCGCCATCGGGCACCGACAACCATCCGTTATCGGAGTACTTCATGGCACCGAAAGTGCCTACCTGCCCGACTTGATCGAGCGCGCGACAAAAAGCGCCCAATACCAGGCTCAAGCGCGGCTTGCCGGCATCGAGCTTGACGCCAGGCTGCTGGGGCGCCGTCATGTTTTCGCGCCCCCGGCTGCCTTGGCGCCGCCCTCGCGGCGGCGCACTCGCAGGATTACCGTGCTGCGATGGATCTGCTGCAGCGCCCATTCGTGCAAGGCCTCGCGGGCGATTGCCGCACGGTCGTCGCCCGTTACATGGGCCAGCGCGTCGAGCACGTCGCCGGTCTCGGGGCTGATCTTGCAGCGAAAGTCGCGCAGCTCGCCACCAGCGTCGTCGTCGGACATAAGCGGGCTGCGTGTCAGGTCGGAAAAATCCCCGCCCGGCCCCCTAAGAACGAACGGGGGAATCCACACAGGGAGAGCAAAAGAAAAGCGCCGGCCGCAGAGGAGGGTTTCCTGGCCGGCGCGGAAAAAAGACAACCGGTCAGCAGGCTGTCCTTCAGGGAGAAGATCAAGCGGCCTCCTTCTGATCGCACGCTGCCGCCACGCCGTAAATATCTTGCATGGATACCATCCCCGCCGTTTCGCTCACGATGCGGCGAGCTTGCGCGGGGCGCGGCATACGCTCGTGGCGCCGCCACGATGCCACAGTGCGCGTTTGAACTCCCCAACGCACCGCGCAGGCCTCGTCGCCATGCAACCGGATGAACTCTACGAATCCCATGCGAGGGGTTATACACGGTCTGTGAGAACTTGGCAAGCTGCGAAACACAAATCGTCGATTTACCCTGTGCTGGGCGGGTATCACGATTCGTGCATGGACCTCAAACCTGAAGTAGGCCGGCGGCTCAAGCTGGCGCGCGAGGCTGCCGGAATGACGCTCGAGCAGGTATGTGCGCAGGTGCCTGGACTGAAAAACAATCGCCTGTCGAACTACGAACAGGGCTCGCGCATGCTGCCCGTGTATTTGGCTAAACCGATCGCGGCGGCGCTTGGCGTGTCTGCGGAATACCTGCTGACAATCACGGACACACCGCCAGACCCCAGGGAAGATCGGCTGGTCAGAATCTGGCGTGGCACGGATGAACGCGGCCGAGAGGCGATTTTCGGCGTCGCCGAGAAGGAGTCGGTATACGGTATGGCCGACTGCAACCACACATCGAAAGCAGCGTGACCGCTACGCGCGACTCAACGGCGCCGCGCCTCCTTGCACATCTGGCGCTCGTCCACATCCTTTCGCCGCGCGTCCGCCGATGTCTGCCACTGCATATTCGACACGTGATCTGCGCCACCTGCGCACAGCGGAATCACGTGATCAACCACATATCCATGGCATGATCCGCTTCGCATAGCCGTAACCGGGCACGGCTTCAGCCGCTGAAACGCGGCCCGCTGAGCTGCGCTTCGCGCTACCGCCTCGGGCGGCGAGGCACCCCACCACACTGCTGCTACCAATGCTACGGCCAGCCGGCTACCGATCTGCGTCATCAGGCCCTTGAATCATGTTTGGCTGGCGTGACGGTGGAAAGGCCGGCAAGCCGCGCGAAACTGACGGGGCCGCATAGCGGCTCATCAACTCGCGCCCGACGGGGCTGTCCGGCGGCACCAATTCCGCGCTATCACACTGCTTGCACCGCCGCACGGTCGCAATCATGCGGTAAAGCGAAAACCCCAGCGGCAACAGCATTACCCACCAGCCGGCCAACAGCGACACCAGTAATCCACCGCACCAGACCGCCAGCTCCCCGACGAAGCTACCGGGCGGGCGCCTGACAGCATTGCCGACCACGCCGCATTGCTTACAGACCATTTCCCGAGCCATGTTGTGTCCTCCCGACTGACCGCAGCCGCTCCGCGGTGCAGCCTGATCGTACACGACACGTGGGATTCTTGTTGACGTTTCTCACACTTCGTGTATTATGGTTTCACGTTTCGCCCCGCCGCCCGGCACCAGCACCGCTACAGGACCGGGAGCAGTCGGGATCGCGATCCGAAAGTCAGCCGCCAGCGGGCGGCGCATCAAACAGGGCAGCCCCCCCCCTGCGGCAAGCGGAGGCACAGCACGAGGAGTCACTCCCACCATGATCCGTCCCATCACCGACACCCTGCGCCACATCGGCGGCGGCGTGTTTCTCGACACCGCCAGCGACAAGCTGGCGGAACTGGTATCGGCCGTCGACGCCAGCGGCAAAACCGGGCGCATCGATCTGGCGATCACCGTGAAGAAGGCCACCCGCGGCGGCGCCATGCACATCACGGGCAAGGTCAAGCTGACCAAGCCGGCGGATGAGCCGATGGAGGCGCTGCTGTTCGCCACCCCCGAGGGCAACCTGATCGCCGACGATCCGCACCAGCAGAAGCTGGATCTGAAGTCCGTGCCGGGCGCCAGCGACGACGCGCCGTCCAGTTTGAAGACCGCCTAAGGATCCCGACACCATGGCCGACCAAACCCCCGTTTTGCGAGAAAACATCGCCGAAACCCTGGCGCGCGAACTCAAAGCGCCGCAGGTGCTGTTCGGCAACCATGAAGACAAGCGCTGGCTGATCGCCACGCCGCCGGGCTGGACTCGCATTACCGTCGATGACGAAGAGATGCTGCCGGCGCCGCGCCGCAAGCGCGCCCAGGTTGTCCTGAACGACGCCGAGAGCTTCGTCGCCTACGTCAAGCGGCACGGCTCGCTTACCGCGTGCACGCTATGGTGCGAGGCCGACTATGTTGCCGGCCGAGTGGTTTTCCGCGCCATCCTCAACGACCACGGCGAAGAGGAATTGCAGGCAGCCTGGCGCGACCACACGGCGCGCTTCACGCCGGTCTTTTCGGGGGAGTGGAATCGCTGGACCGCCAAGAACAAGCAGCCTTTCAGCCAGGCCGAGTTCGGCGCCTTCATCGAAGAGAACCTGAAGGACATCGCCGGTGGCGACACCAGCCCGTCCGGAACGCAGATGCTTGACATGGCTTTGTCATTCGAAGCCAATCAGGACATGCGCTTCAAGAGCGCGATGCGACTGCAGAACGGCGGCGTGCAGATGAGCTTCGTGCAGGACGACGACGCCACCACGCTGACGCGCATGCAGATGTTCGAGCGCTTCGCCATCGGCATGCCAGTGTTCTGGAACGGCGACGCCTATCGCATCGATGCGCGGCTGCGCTACCGGGTGCGCGACGGCAAGTTGAGCTTCTGGTTCGAGCTGATCCGCGCAGACAAGGTGCTGGAAGCTGCGGCGCAAACACTGATCGCTCGCATCCGGGGCGAGACCGGCAACCCGTTCTACTTCGGCGACCCGGGCCTGAAGTAATCCACCACGGCCGCACGGGCGCAACCCGGCTTTTGACGGCCCCGGAGAGCGTAACCGGGATAGACAGGGAGGCAACATGATCAGCAGAAAACTTCGGCTCATGGCAGCGATCGCCGCGACCCGAGTCGCCATCGTCGGTGGCGACGATTACGGCCGCGCCTACTGGCGCGCCGAGGTCGCGCGGCTGTTCCGCGCGCGGCACGGCTGGAGGGCCTGACGTGAACGTCTCAATCGATGATGGAGAACTGTGCGCGGTGCTATGCGCGCTGGGCGAAGCCGGCGCCGCCGCGGACCAATTGGCGCAGGCGCTGCCGCAAGGCGCGCCCGAACGCCAGGTGCTGCTGGACACCGCCGACGGGTATCAGAGTCTGGCCACGGCGCTGATGTACCGCGCCGCGGCGCAGGATGATGCGCGCTACCCCACCGCCGCCGCAGCCGCCTGGGAAGCAGGCCTGCGCACTGGCTATCGCTACCCGATAATGGTGCCGGCATGAGCAAACAGCCGTTTGCCCCCTGCCCGTTCTGCGGCGACCGGGATCTGGACGTGCATGAGGTCGACGTCAAGAGCTGGTGCCTCACCTGCCCGAGCTGCCGCACCACCGGCCCGTACTACCTCGGTCAGGATCCGCTGACCGCCTTGCAGCGCTGGAATACGCGCCCAGGCAGCGGAACCCGCGCAACCGATCAACCCGAATCGCTCAACCCGGGAGACGCGTTATGAGCCTCGGATACGCCCTGCGCCGCGCGCTGCTGGAGTTTCGCCTGCGCAAGGTCAGCACCGCCGCCGACTACTGCCGCGATCTGCGCCGCGACGCCGAAGCCGGCGTCCACCATCACGACGCCGAAGCCGCCCGGCTGCGCGTGGCACTCGCGCAACTGCACCACCGCGCCGATCTGGCACGCCTGGGGGCGCATGAACGCCCCCGCCGAAAACCTGGGCCTGACCGACGCGCTGCTGAACGGTTCTGGCGGCCGTAAGCAACATGACAGGGCTCACCGAATCAGTTCAGATCATTTCACAGGAGAGAGCACCATGATAGGCAAGCATTGCATCGTTAGGACCTACGCCGCTGGCGTGTTCGCCGGCATCCTGAAGTCCCGAGACGGCACGGAAGTCGTCCTGACTGACGCCAGGCGCATCTGGTACTGGGACGGCGCAGCAAGCCTGTCGCAGCTTGCGTTCGACGGCACCAGCAATCCGCAGAACTGCAAGTTCCCCATACCTGTTCCCGAGATTCTGCTAACCCAGGTTATCGAGATCATCCCGACCACGGACAAGGCGCGGAAATCAATCGCCGCGGTCCCCGTATGGAAAAAGTGAAAGGGTACGGGTCCGGGTCCGGGGACGGGTCCGGGTACGGGTCCGGGTCCGGGTTCGGGTACGGGTCCGGGGACGGGTCCGGGTTCGGGTCCGGGTCCGGGTTCGGGTACGGGTCCGGGTTCGGGTACGGGTCCGGGTTCGGGTTCGGGTCCGGGTCCGGGGACGGGTTCGGGTCCGGGTTCGGGTCCGGGGACGGGTTCGGGTCCGGGTTCGGGTCCGGGTACGGGTCCGGGTCCGGGGACGGGTAATGCGATGAGTAATCCGCTCAGAACGAATGAATCCGTGCTGGCCGTGCTGCGCGCCGGCGGCTACGCCGTGACGCAAGGGCAGATCGGCCAGGTTGGCTATGGACTGGCGACGCTGTATGACGCCAGCGGCGCCAAAGTTGACGCATGGCAGAACGCCATCAAGGCGCACCTGGGCGCCCACCGCTGCACCTTGGAAATCGACAGCAGCGGCGCACACACGCGCTATGTGTGGCGGCTCAAGGCGGCGCTGCCATCAGCGCCGTCACGCTCACCAAAATGACCGTGTCAGGCCTGGTCGCCAATTTGCGCACCATCGCGCGCGGATTTTCGTGGGAACGTGTCTCGACGGCGCAGGCGCGGTCGGCAGCACCAACGATTAGCGCGGCGGCTGACGAGATTGAGCGCTTGCATGGTCGCCTGGCTGAGGTTGACAGAATCATCCTCATGCTCACCATGGACCACAACAGCAGCCCCAACTACCTGCGCGGCTTTGACATGGCCAGAAAGTATTACGGGCGTCACTACGAGGCGTGAATCCGCTGTGCTGACGATGCCCACCCTCGACCTAGACACCGCCGCGGCTCTGCTCCACCTGCACCCGCACACGCTGGAAGCGATGGCGCGCGCGGGCGATGTACCGGCCGCCAAGCCGGGGCGCCGTTGGGTGTTCATCGAGGTGGATTTGCTAGACTGGCTGCGCGGCAAATACCACACTAGGGAGGAGGCGGCATGTCGCTCTACCGCCGTGGCACGATCTGGTGGTGCGAGTGGCAGATCGGCGGCCGACGCACTCGCGAAAGCACTGGCACAACCGACCGCCAGGCGGCGCGGGAATACCACGACCGCCGACGTGCTGAACTTTGGCGCAACACCAAGCTCGGCGAACGCCCGCTAATTACCTGGGACGCCGCCGCACTCGACTGGTGGCAATCCCACGCCCAGCACAAGCGCAGCGCTAACGACGACCGCCTGCGGCTGCGCTGGGTCACTCAGCACCTCACCGGCCGCGCGCTGGAAAGCATCACCACCGCCCTACTCGGCGCCATCCGCGACCGCCACCCAGCCAGCTCCAGCACGCGCAACCGCCACCTGGCCGTCATCAGCGCCGTGCTCCACCACGCCCGCCGGCGCGACTGGCTCGCTTCGGTGCCGGCGATCCCCTACACCCGCGAGCCCGCCGGCCGTATCGACTGGCTCACCCCCGCCGAGGCCTGCGCCCTGTGCCGCGAGCTGCCGCTGCACATCGGCCTCATGGCCGCCTTCAGCCTCGCCACCGGCGTGCGGCGCCACAACTGCACCCACCTGCAGTGGTCTCAGCTCGACGCCGCGCGGCGCATCGCCTGGGTGCATTCCGACCAGGCCAAGGCCGGCAAGCCGCTCGGCATCCCGCTCAACGGCGCGGCGCTGGCCATCATCGACATGCAGCGCGGCGCCCATTTGCGCTGGGTTTTCCCATGGCGCGGCGCGGCGCTCACCAATCCGGCCCAGGTGGCGTGGCAGGCAGCCTGCGCGCGCATCGGACGGTCAGGCTTCCTGTGGCACGGGCTGCGCCACACCTGGGCAAGCTGGCACGTGCAGAACGGCACGCCGCTGGAGGTGCTGCAGAAGTTGGGCGGCTGGGCCAGCTACGCGATGGTGCTGCGCTACGCCCACCTGGCGCCGGGCTACGTCGCGCCCTACGCCGATGCGCTGCCGTGGGGACAGGCGGCTACCCACGATTTTGCCACACGGCCCGACAGCGACGCCGCGAGAGGCAGCGCGGGAAACGCCGTGAAATCAGTGGGGTGGACGATGGGACTCGAACCCACGACAACCGGAATCACAATCCTGCAAAACCGTCGAAAAGCATAGGAGTATCAAGAGATTACATTATCCTGCGCGGTGGAGAAAGACGCCACTGGGTGGGGTAGCGTAGACCGGCAGTGCACGATTCTCCACCATGATTTCAGGGATGGATGGAGCAGGCGGGCACGGCCGCCCTACGGCGCAGGGTGCCCCCACATCAAACTGACCGCACGGCGTAGCGCTCCCACATCGCCGTGCACGACGGCCCAGATCGCGCCATAGATGCCGATCGCCGTCAGCCCGAAACGCCAGATCAGCTTCAGTACCGCGGCAATGCCGTTGAAAATTTTGGCCATGGTGCCACCGGCCTTGATGATCGCGTGCAGGCCATCGACCGCGTCCATCAGGGGCTCTGCTTTCACCAGGTGGCCCTGGATTTGCGCGCCGATTTGGCCTACCTGAATTCGCAGTTCCGCGATGATCTTGCCGTGCGATTCCTGGATCGCGTGCGTCTCCGCGACCAGCTCCGCGATGTCCTGCGCTTGCGCGGGCGTCAGGGTGATGCGGTCATCGTCGCGGCGGATCACCTCGCGCGCATTGCTGCCGCGCCACACCCAGCGGCGACCATCCCAGTGGTGAGCATCCGTTGGACGCTGCGGCAGGGTCTCGTCAGCCGGGCTTTCGGCCTCGAACGCATCGTAGAACGTGCCGTCGACCCGCATGTAGGTATGCATTACAGTCTTCGGGCAAGCAGTTCGCTTTTCACCGCGCTGCCCGAGGTGCTGCCGAACCAGTAGGCGACGATGCCGCCCAGCGCGCTGATGACCAGCGCAGTGACCAGGGCTGCAGCCATTTCCGGCGCCGGGCTGCCGGTGAACAAGTAAAGGCCGCCGATGGTGTAGGCGCCGGTGACCACGAGGAGGGTGAGCAGCTCGTGGAAGCGCACGCCGAGGCGCGGCAGCGGCGGTAGCGGGGCATTGGCGTCGCGCGCGGCGGCGATGCCGCCGGCGACTTCCTCCAGCTCATACCAGCGTTCGCGCAGGGCCTGGCGGGCGCTGAGCACCGCGATCGGGTCGGTGGCGATGCGTTCGGCCGCGTCCTGCGCGTTGTGCGCACCGGTGGCTTCCTGGACGATCCGCACGGCGGTTTCCGCCGCCTTGAGGTTGCGCTCGGCGACTTCGGAGCCGCTGCCGAACATCCGGCTCAGCTCGGGCAGGGCGGCGACGATGGCGGGCAGGGCAGCGACGATGAACGGGGCCATGGCGGGATTCTCCTGTGCGGGTGCCGGCGGCGCAGCAGGCGCCTGGTGCGCCCCCGCACTCGGGGCGGGTGCCGGGCCGCCGGCATTCGGTGGAATTGAGAGGGGCGTTGCGGGTGGCGCCGGCTGGGCGAGGAACAGGGCCCGTTCGGCAGCACGGCGACTGACGAGGCCGGGCAGCACCTGGCCACCGGCGTGCACCCAGCGGCCAAACTCGGCGGCGGCGCCGGCGGCATCGGCGGCGTTGAGTTTGGTCAGCAGCGTACTATCGCGCAGGCGCCCGGCGCCGAGGTTGAACACCCAGCTCACCAGGGCGTCGAACTGGCCTTGGCTGAGCGGCACAGTGACCAGATCGCGTACGGCGCGCGAGGCAGTGGCGAGGTCGTTCTCCAGCAGAATGTTGGCCTGCTGCTCGGTGACGGTATCGCCAGCGCGTATGCCGCCCGTGTGTCCGTAACCAATGGTCCAGACGCCGGCGCAATCCTGGTAGGCGGCCAGGCGCAGGCCTTCGCTGCGCCTGATCAGATCGATGCCGGCAGGGCTGACGTGGCGCGGCTCAGCAGCCAAGGCTGTACAGGCGCCGCGTCAGCCGTTCCTGGCAGGCGGCGGCGCATAAAATGGGGGTTATACGAGTGTTCATCTTTTTACGGGTTGCCATTATCATTCCCATTGCATAGTGACTGTCGCAAATCGCTTGCCATAACTGTTCGGGCCATTGCATGACGGTCTCTGTGCGATCTGGCCTTAGCTAAACCCAGCCTACCGGGGTACTGGCTGACCACGCGACTTGCCCGGTCCGGGGATTCCAGCTCGCCGACGTTGGTTTGGTAAACCCGACAGGGGTCACTTTCCCGTCCGGGGTGACCAGAACGTAGTACGGCACCGTCACAGAAGGCGGAGGGGTGGGGTAGACCAGATAGCCCGTTAGAAGCACGTTGTTGCTGAGAAACTCGATGGGCCACGCGACTGTGAAAATTTGGTATCCGCCAATGAAATCAGGGCTGAAGGTAGGCTGCTGATCTGCTTCCGTGTGTTTGGTCAGGCCAACCAGCATGTTGTCGCCCAGGTACAAGCCGTCGACGTCCAGCGAACGGACGTGGGTGCGAATCCCCGCGTCGCTCTTGCGCCAAATGCTGCGCTGGTAGCGCCGATGCTCTAGGGGCAGTGGCACGCCATTGCGCTGCCATGTCATTGTCAGCAGGACGCGCGCGTCGGCTTCGTGGTTCATCACGCTGAAGACGTCGACGGATTCGTGGTGCGTGTCGCAATACGTTTCTGAATCCCGAAAGCCGCGAAGCCGCCGGCATGACTGCTCGTTGCGGTAAATGCTGACCGTGACCGTGGGCGTAGCGCCCGCGCTCGGTTCGTTTAGCTCAAGCAACCAGACGAAGCCGGCCGCCCATTCTGTCGGGATATACCCGCCGCCGATTGGAACAGGGGTCAACATCGGCTGGACAAAGCACCGCGATCCGTCCGGGGAGGGGACGATGATTGTGTTCGGTTTCGTGTGACCGTTCTGAAGCACTCCTAAGTCGTAGTAGCGGTTCAGCCCCTCGTGAGTGTCCGCATTGTCAGGCGCCGCCAGGACGACCAGGGATGGGATGAATTGGGAAATGAACGGAAAGCTCTCATGGATTTGAACTGGCGCCGATGGGGTTTGCCCGAAGTAGCCGAACTCCCCATTGCAATTGACGCGCAGTCGATAGTTGAACGTGTCAACGAACCGATCCGGTCCGCCATTCCAAGCAAGCGTCGAATTGATCAGCCAGCGCTTGCCGCTGGGGGCGCGGTAGACCCACGAATTCGCGCCCAGGCTGAAGCCGGCGACCTTTGGGCTGTAATACTTGCTCGTGCCGAACCAGACCACATCCCCATAAAGCCGGCCGCCCTGCTGCACCAGTGCGTTCGGGGTGGCTGGGTCGGGCAGACCGAAGCACTGGTAGTGAGTGTCGCCGGTGAGCTCGTTGGCGGTTTGTGCCATTGCCATGGTGGTGCCGTTGGGCAGCGTCAGGGTGCGCGCGCCGCCATCGATCTGCCCATGCCAGGGCTGCCCGAATGAATCAAGCTGATCGAGGAAGAAGCGCAATGGCATGTCAGGGCGAGGGATCGGCGAAGGTCCACTTGGCCGGCGTGCCGACGCTGTCGGTCAGGAACACTTCCTTGATCGGCTTGATGACGAAGCTGAACATGCCGTCGCTGGTGCTCACCAGCTCATCGGGCCAGTAGGTGCGGTTGGCGAAGGCGGTCTCGGTCAGGTCCTGGGTGCCGAGGCTGCCCACGGGGTTGCGCCGCTCGGCCACCGCGCGGCCCTCGCCACGCGCGGCGCCGATCGGCGCCGCGGCCGGCAGCTCGGGCAGCGGCGCGCGCTGCGGATCCTGCGACACCAGGCGGGTGACGAATTTATCCAGCCCGATGCCGTCGCCGATGTCGAGGCGGCTGGGCATGGCTCAGGCGGTATATTCGTTGATATCGTTGCAGGCCAGGCTAAGCTCGGTGGCCGTTTCCACCGTGCCGACGCTGTCGGTCCAGCGGATGTGCAGCGGCACTGCATTGGCGCTGCCCGAGGCCACCTGTACGCCCAGGTTGAGCGCGGCACCGCCGGTGGCGCCCGCAAGTCCGCCATTCGTCGTGGCGAGCTTGATTTCGGTCGCTGGGTGGCCGCCGCCCAGCGTGGCGTCGACAATGCTCACGGCAATCTGGTCGACGCCCGGATTGCTGGACGCTTTGGCAACACGGGATGCCGTCGCGCTGCCGAAATACACCACCTTGTCCACCGGCGTGCCGCCGATCTGCATCACTGCGGCAAGGGTAGTAATCGGCACCGTCAGTGCCGAGTCGGAGAAGAATCCGAATGTGGTAGTCATGTCATGTGCTCATCATGTGCTCACTGTGAAGGGGTCTTCGACGACGCGCGCTGCATAGTGCTGGGTCAGCTCGACGACGAGGTTGTCGCGGCTGACGTCGTCGATCTGCGGCACCTCCAGGACGAATCCCGGCTCATAGGCGGGGGCGGCCGCGCTGTAAAGCGACGACAGCGCCGCCACGTTGGTGAAGAATCCGTGCATGTCGTCGCGCAGCGGCGCGCTCTGTAACGACGAGCCAACCCAGGTGCTGGTGGCGCAGGCCAGCTCGGCGTCGGCGGGCAGCGCCGGCACGGCGGGGGCGGCAGGAGCCACAGGATCGTCATGGGGTGGCAGGCCGACGGCGGTGGTGGCGCCAAGCGCAATTTCGATCTCGGTGGTGGCGGCACCGCTGGCCAGGTCCATGCTGTGGCGTAAGCGCCGACACTTGCCCTGGGCGGTGATGCCGCCGGCAGCGATGCGCACGGTACGGTCCAGATCCGCCGCCGCGTTGAAGGGTACGGTGCAGCCGGCGGCGTTGAGGCGGTGGGTAGCCCAGATGCTGCGCTGCGCCCGGGCCACCAGCGTTGCGATGGCCGCCTGGGCCGCGGCGCGATCGTCGTGGCCGGCGGTGGCAGGGTCGGCGCTGGCCTCGCCAATCGAGAGCGCGGATAGCTGCGGCGCGGCGCCGGCGTCGCGCTCCCAGGCGCCGGCGTCGAAGGCGACGGCCAACTGCGCCGCTTCGGCGCCGCGGATGGTGCCCAGCGCCGCCTCGCTCGCGGCATTGGCCACGCTGAGGGTATAGCGTTCTTCCACCCATTGCACATAGCGGCGCGCGAGCCTCGTGCTGAATCCCCACGACAGCGCAGCGGCTACGTCGGGGCTCACGCTCCACACGCCGATGCCGTTGCCCAGGTTGACGGTAATCGGGCCGGGCGGCACGTCGATATGGCGAATGCTGGTGACGACCTGCCAGCCGGTGCCAGCAACGGCTTGTTCGATCATATCGCGCGTCGGCATGCTGTAGCCGTGGATCAGCACCTGATCCAGGCTGAACGGGTAGCGGTAGCCGGCGCCGATGACGCGACGCTTGCAGCGCGGCAGCCGATAGGTGAATCCGATGTCGATGCGGTTTTTCATCTGCGCGCGGTTGGCCCACTGGCAGCGCAGCGATTGGTCGATCGGGTCGGTGACGGTGATGTCGGCACTACCCTTGGCCTGCCAGCTCGACACGCGGGCGCTGCGGTAGGGGTCGAGATCGAGGCTGGCAGGCACTGTGGACAAGCGGTCCTGGGCGTAGCGCCAATTGTCGGAATCGGCCTCGAACACGGCAGCCGACCAATGGCCGCCGATCAGGGCAGCGATCTGGGAGCGCGCCGCGGCGGACATCAGCTCCTGGAGATTGTCGGTGGCGCGCATGGACACGCGGCCTGACACTGGATCGAATTCAGGCACATCGACGATGCCGCTGAAGATGCGCAGCGGGTAGAGAGCGGCGCCACCGCTGTCGGCCAGCGCGAAGGCGATCTCTACCGCGGCCCCTACCCATTGCATCGGCGACACCGGGCCGGCGGGCGGCACGAAAGCAAATTCTGCGATGCGCGCAGCATCTTCTTCGGCGTCGACGGCGATCTGGCCGACGAGCTGGGCGGACACGTCCTGCCCGCCCAGCCGCACCACCGGGCGCCACCGGGTATGAGCGGCGTACGCCTGTGCCGGCAGGGCGGTGAGCTGCATGGGCAGCGTCGGGTGCGCGCTCTGGTAGGCGGCGAGTGCCAGCCCAAGCACGGGGGCGCCGTGCGGCTGCTGCGCGGTGAGCGCCAGCGCCAGCGGTGTAGGCACCTGCGCACTGATCCATGCGCTTAGGATCAGCGTCAGCGCCGCCGGTGTCCCGCTGCCCAGCAACGCGCCAGGGGCAGTGCCGCCGGCCGCACCGAACGGCGTGCTGCCGAAAGCGGAGGCCCCGAATGTCATGTAATGACCTCAGTCACCCGAAGCTGCGCCGCCCATTTGATGGTGGTCGCTGCGATCCCCGTGACCGTGACCTTAACCCCGCCCGAAGCATTGACAGTCATCGTCGCGCTACCGGTAAAGCCCGCATCGGACGCAATCGCTGTCGTGACGGTGCTTCCGATCTGCCCGGTTGGCTTGCCGACAGCGCGCAGTTCTCTGGTGTAGATGTTGCCAATCGTCCCCTGCGAAGCACTGACGACGGCGACGATGAAGGCTTGGACCAGCCAGACGCGCCCCGAAGGGACCGTAGGCCGAAGCGCCGAATCGTCCAAGAACATATCTGTCGCGGTGGCGTCTGTGGTCAACGTCCCCATCGTGAAGGACACGGCCCGCGCATGAGACTGCGCCAAGGATGAATTGCGAGCGGCTCTCACGCAGACTTCGTGATCCTGCAAAGTTTCGGCGTGTTCGCCGATTGCAATGCCCCCGTCGCCTTGAAAGCACCACCCAGCGATGGCAAGGTTCCCCGCCTGCGTCGTCGGCGATTCGATGAGGCCAAAGCCGATAACGACGTTTGGCCCCACTATGTCAGAGCTTAGACGCGCGATTCTGGCAACGCAGAACGTGGCGCCAACAGGGATGTTGCTTTTGTCCGTGGTACCCGCGCTGTTCGAATGCACCAGCCGGTCAGAGACAGTCGTCGAATTGGACAGCCGCGCATAGCCCACTTCCCACCCAGCCCCGCTTGACCATTCCAGCACATACGGAACATCGTAATAATCCGTCACCATCATTTCGCCAGCCGTGACGGCCGTCGCCACCGTGCGGAATCCGGTCAGCGCTGCGCCCAGCGTCAACGAGCCGGTGCCGCCGCTGGATACGGCCTGCTTGATGCGGTCAGCGATGCTCATGTGCGTCAGGCCTCCTCGGCGGTGAGTACCCACCCAGCGCTGGCGCCCGCGACGTCAAAACGGGTGCTGGGTGGCTCGGCGAACACGGTGAGCTGGGGGTAGTAGTGGGCAACGTAGCGTATGGCGCCGGACACCACGGCCAGCGTCAGTGTGTCGGCGGCAAGGCTGCCCGGGGTGTCGCGCAGGCTGCCGTCGGCCATCACGGCGAAGCCAAACGGCGCGGCGTCACTGCGCCGCGCCGCAGGCAGCACGATGGTATTGCTGGCGGAGACCACGGCGCGCGGTGCCACACACTTCAGCGTCATGCTGGCGGAGTAATCGAGGGCCTGCAGTGCATCCGGGATCCAGCCGTCGGCGCTGATGTTAGTGCGCAGCTTCAGCCAGTGCTGCTGCTTTACCGCCGCCCCGCTCATCAGGCGCAGCAGGGTGTAGCCGCCGAGCGGCTCATAGCTCTGCTGCAGGCCAAGCGAGGCGGCCAGCGGCACCTGCACCGCGCCGAGCTCGAACAACGGCGCGGGCATTACAGCCGCCTCCCGCGCTTGAGCGCTTCGCGCTGGAACAGGGCGACCATCTGGCCGGCGACTTCGGGCGAGGCGTTGACGGCAAACGGCCCACCGCCTGGCCATGACAGATTGATCGACTGCCCGCCACCGACCGAGCCACCGCCGGCGAAGCGCGGCAGTGCCAAGGCGTTGATCGCGGACAGCACGCCGGCGCCATAGTGGCGCACCGCGGCGGCCTTGACGACGTACTCGCCGGGCGACAGCCACGCCAGCAGGTTGTCGGAGGTATCGCTACCGGCGCCACGCATCAGCCCGCCGCCGGCCTTGGCCGGCACGTCGACGCCCTTGAGCGCCGCCTCGGAAGGGACCACCAGCGGGATCACCAGCGGCTGGCCGGCAAGCTGCGCTTGCATGATCGCGGTGAGATCGTCCAGTGCCTGTTGCGCGGCGGGCAGGTCGAAGCCGATCCTCAGCTTTTGGAGTGCCTCGGCCTTGACCAGTGTCTCGGAAAACACCCGCTCGATGTCGGCCACACGCTGGCGCGCCTGCTGTTCCTGTGCTGCTGCTGCGGCGTTTTGCATCGCCACCACCTGCGAGGCGAAGCTCTCCATGTAGGCGGCGCTGCGCGTGCCGCTGGTGACGATGTCGTCGATCAGCTTCTTGGCCTGCTCGCCGAGCTTGATGGCGGTGGCGGCGTCGCCGGATTCCAGCGCGCGCTGGCCCTGGGCGCGCAGGGCTTCGACGTCCAGCGGACTGACGTCTTCGGGTTTGGTGGCGCCGCCCTGGCGCAGCTTGGCCAGGAAGTCGGCATTCGCCTCTTCGATGCGCAGGCGCTCGGCGCGCGCCTTGCCGATCTCGGCGGTAGCTTCCTTGTAGGCGGCGACCTGCGCGTTGAGGGTGGCGCGCACGTGCGTGGTTTCGCGGTCGAGGATAGCCAGCAGCTTGATGTCGGTGTCATTGTGCGATGTCAACCGCGCGCGGTTGGCTGCGGCCGTGGCTTCTCCGAGGCGTTCGGTCTGCGCCACCAGCTCCCGCGTGGTGTCGATGGCGCGCTGGCCGTCGGCCACTTCGCCAATGGCCTTGAACATGCTCTTGCCGGCGCGCATCTTGTTCAGCACGTCGAGGATCTGCGACCAGCCCTGCACATATGGCCCGAACGCCGCTTGGGTAAAGCTGCCAAGCCCGGCCTTGAGCTTGGCCAGGTTGTCGTTGAACTGGTCGGATGCGGCGGCGAAGTCGTCGCTCATCACCACGCCCAGTCGCTCGGCCTCCTGCATCAGGTCGGTGATGCCGGCTTTTCCCTGCGCCAGGAACGGCACCAGGTCGGCCCCCGCCTTGCCAAAAAGCTGCATCGCCAGCGCGGTGCGCTGCGCCCCTTCGGGCAGCCGCGCAAAGACGTCGGCGACATCCAGGAGGACTGCTTCGGTGCGGCGCAGGCTACCGTCGGAATTCTTGATCGCCACGCCGATGGCCTCGAACGCCTGGCCGTTTTCGACCATGTTGCGGTTCAGGAACTTGATGCCTTTGGCCAGCTCCTCAATGCTCGTTTCGGACTGGTCAGCCGCGAACTTGAGCTTCGACACTGTGGATACCGACAGCCCTGACTTTTTGCTCAATGTCTGCATGGCGTCGCCGGCGTCGATGGCGCTCTTGGCCAATGCCAGCAGCGCGCCTATGCCCACGCCACCGGCCAAGCTGTTCAGGGTGCCTTGCAGCTTGCCGGCTTCGCCCTGTAGCTTGCTCAGTCCGGCGGCGGCCGACGTGGTCGCGGCCTTGGTCTGATCGACCGCAGTGAGGATGATCTTGGCAACGGTGGTCATGCGCTATGCGTCGCGTCGTCGAGGGCAGTCAGGAAGAGGCTGTAGGGATAAGCCCAGACGCCGGCGTGGCCGGCTCGGACCAGGGCGCAGGCGGTTCGGTCAAGGCGCTGGAGAGCGCCCGACCGCGGGCCAGTAGCCGCGCCCTGAGCCCGAAAAAATGCGGGTTTGCCTCTCGGCAGGCGTCCACCACGAACTGAAGCTCCGACGGTGTCATGCTTTCGGCATCGGCGGCGGGCAGGTCGCACAGGCGCGTGAGCTCGCCCAACGTGATGCCGTCGAACAGATCGTCGCCGATCAGGTCGGCGGCGACGCCGCTCAGATCGGCCAGCCATGCGCGCACTTCGGCCAGCGTAAGCTCGCGCGCGGTGATGCGCCGCTCGCCGATCTGAACTTCCTTGGTCAGCCGCATGGTTACTGCGCGATGCGGATGTCGAAGTACTTGCTGCCGACCGACTGCGCGGTGTCGCTCAGCACTTCGGCGCTCAGTTCCAGCCCGGCAAAGTCGTCGCTGATCAGGCCCAGGCCGGAGGCCGGCGTGAACTTGATGCGGTGCAGGATCACCGCCGCCGGTTTGCCGCTCTGCGCCTCATTCAGGCCGTCGAAATGCAGCTTGAATTCGGTGCCGGTATTGACCAGCGCCTCCACCTGGTCTTCGGCGACCGGGGTGTACGAGATCAGCACCGTGTCGTTGTCGAGGATGCTCGATCCGGCCGGAATGAAGATGCCGGTGCTGCCGACGGTGTAGTCGGTGCCGAGCGTCTTGGTGGCGGCGGCGACCTTGACTACCGGGGCCACCGCGGTGTTGATCAGGCGGTCGGTGGCGACGAAGCCGCCGGTGGTGCCCTTCTTGACGCTGGCATGGGACTCGTCGACGATCGCGGTGACCGTGGTAACCGCGGTGCTGCTGCCATAGGTGGCCATGGCCAGGTTCGGGCCGTCCAGATCGTGCAGCGTCATGTTGGCCGTGACGCCGGTAATGCGCTTGAGCGAATTGGCCTTGCCGCCGCCCGCGTTGGTGAAGTCGATCAGCGACTTTTCTTCCTGAGCGATCGCCAGCTCCAGCTTGGAGCAGTTGCCGATCAGGCGCTTAGGCCCCGAGTTGTCGTAGGGGCCGATGTAGATCTTGCCTTTGCCGATGAAGCTCTTGTCTGCCATGTCATGCTCCTTTCATTTTACAATCCGGCGCGGCGCGCCTTACGATCCCATCACCACCTGCGAGTCGAATGCCAGGCCGAAGCGTGCGATGCCGTCTTGCGCATCGAACGGCGCTTCTGCCAGGCGCATTTCCAGCATGCCGGGTCCGGGCTGCCAGCCCAGCAACGCGACGATCAAGGCGTCGAGCGCGGCGTCCACCACGGTGATGCGCGAGTCATGGGTCTGCGCCTCACGCACGTACAGGTCGACCTGCCAGCGCTGGGCCAGCTTCGCCTTGGTCTGCTGCTGCGCCTCCACCGTCGCGCCGGCGTAGCTGATGCGGCACAGGTATTCGGGGGCGTCGTCGGCGGCCAGGTCGGGCACGTAATCGAGCGTGCCGCGCACCTGCCAGGTGGGCAGCGCGGCGGCCACCCGGGCCAGCAGCAGAGCCTCGAGGGCGAGGTACATCAGGCGGCCTCATCCCAGCGGCGCGCCACCGGCAGATCGCGCACGCCTTCGATGCTGCGGCTGGCGCTGGTGGTGGCGGCGAAGATCAGGGTGTAGGTCACGCCGTCGTCGCCGGCGCCGATGCGCTGGCTCACCAAGGATCCGGAAATGGCGGAGGCCCCCACCAGCATGGCCGGGATGGCGGTTTCGAGCGCATCGCCCTGGAGACAGACTTTGACGGTCGCCGTCGAGAGTGTCTCGGCCGTGGCCAGGCGCCGCTTGAAGTCGCAGCCAAACGCGTCGATTTCATTCGGCCGCTTGGGGTCGAAGGGATCGGGCCAGACGTAGCGCTCGGTCATGCGGCGAATCTCCGGGTAGGTGCCGCGTCGGTCCATTGGCGGTCGCGGGTGTCATCCAGGCGCCGTGCCTGAGCGGAGGCGACCCATTGGCAATCGCGCACATCGGCCAAGGTGCGCACGTGTGCCGGCGCCAGCCAGGCACGCCGGCCAAAGGCCAGCGCGGGGGTGAATTGCAGCGCCATCGTCGCGCGCGCGGCGCCACCGCCACGGCCGGCAAGATGCGCCGTGGTGTCCTTGCGCGTCAGTGCCGCCCCGAGGGCATTACCCGTCATGTATGCCTCGTTGGCGGCGAGCTTGCGCCCACCAACCTGGTTCAGGCCTGCCGCTACCAGCACCAGCCCGATGGCGCTTGTCTTGTGTGCGCTGCAGGACATCGCGGCGCCGGCGCGCATGGCGCCGCTGCCGGTACGGCCGGTGAGCTGCTGGCCCAGGGCGGCGGATACGCCGCCACCGCGCAGCGCCACGCTACCCAGCGCGCCGCGTTGCCCGGTCTCCAGCGTTTGGCCGGCCCCGCGCGCCGTGACGACCGACAGCGCTGCCTTGGTGCCGCTGTCGGCAGCGCGCCCACCGGCGCCTCCGGCTACGGATCCGGTCGCCGACTGTATCTGCTGACCACTGGCTGCCGCGGTGCCGCCTGCGCGGCCAACCACGGTGCCGGATGCGGCCTTGCTGCTCGCCGCCACCAGCCTGCCCTGGCCACACAGCCCGATCGCGGCAGCGGCTGTTTTGGCTGCCTGGCCGGCGATCCGCCCACCGGCGAGGAACGCCACCGAGCGAGCCACCGCCTTGGTGCCGGCCGCAGACATCGCGCCACCGGCTGCCAGGGCGACCGCGGAAGATGCCACCACGATCCGCTGCCCGGTCGTAGCGGCAGCGCCACCGCCGGCGGCCGCGACCGCGCGGGCGACGGCCTTGCGCCCGACATCCGACACCATGCCGCTGCCGCGTTGTGTCAAGAGCGCGACCGATGACTTCCTCCCCGTCGACGCGGCGAGAGCACCCCCGGCGCGCAGGGTGCCGGCAGTCGCCGCCGCCTTGGCGGCGCTACCCGCGGACGCTCGGCCACCACCGCATACAGCGACTGAGGTCGACGGCCCGGCCGCCCCTGATTGCAGGGCGAGCGAGAACCCAGAACCTGGGTTGCGCAGTTGAATGTCGTAAGCCATCAGGCAGCTACGGCGTTGGCGCTGCGTCCGACATGGGTCGCGTCTTGCTGCGCATGCACGAACAGGTTCTCGGTGTCGTCATACCAACTGCCGCTGAAGCTCCCGCCCGCGGCAGTGGTCATAGACAGCAGCGGTTCGCCGTCAGAAACGCGCGCCAGATTTACGGCAATCCCCGATCCGTTCCCGGTGTAATCCGTCACCGATCCGCTCACCGTAAAGGTGATCGAATGGTATGTCATCATCAAGTACGCGGTGGTCGAGTAATTCGCATTCGCCAGCGCACTGGCCCCGCCGATCCGCCAGCGCCGCGCCGTTTCTAAATCCATGCTCCGGGGCTTCGGATCGTTCGGGTAGCGCTTGAAAAGCCCCATCACGTCTTGCCCGTAAATCGGGAAAGCTCCGACTTCCGGATCGGTCTGCACTAACTTCGCGCCTAAGCACTCCCACGCCGGCCCACCTTCCGCGGACAGTCTTTCGCATTGCATCACGAACCCGACTTGATTGTCCGTCCCGCTCGTAAAGATGGTCGCCCCGACCCCGATTGATGACATATAGTAATCGGCATCCGGGATATTCGGCGCCACCGCGGATGTGAAAGTCAGCCGCGCCAGGACGTTAGTCTCGACCGCCAGAAGTGACCATTGAACGGTATGGTTGTGCGCCCCCACGCCGGCGGACGCCTTACCGCTGGTGTAATTCAGAATCAGCATAGCGGACACCATGAACCCAAGGTCGGTGGTGTCCGTTCGGTAGATGTCGCACGTAATCAGATTGGAACCGCGCGCCAGGGTAATCGCCGACTCGCAACGGCGCATGCAACCAACCGCGCCGCAAAGCACCGACGCAACCGGCGTGTAGCTCTGGAACGATTGCGCATTAATCCGGATATTTACGCCGTCCGTTTGTGCGATTTGCGACCAGAAAACCAAGACGGCCGAATTCTGGACCGTAATCGTGTTTGGTTCTTCGACCCAAATCGTCGCCCGCCCGCGCTGCGCATCGGTCGACGCGGTCCCGCCCATCGGGTCGATGAACATCAGCGGGATCAGCAGCGAATTCAGGACCGAAGTCGTGCTTGATGGCGAAAACTCGTAAGTGACTGTCAGCCATGCTTGAACATGGTTGAACCGTGCCACCGCCGCCCAGATGAAAAAGCCATGCGTCGCGTTGGTCGTCATGCCCAGCGCGGTCATATTCCAGATGTGCCGGAACCAGCGGTCCGAAGCTAACGCCGCTTCGTGGTTCCCGGACGTGTCCGCCGCCAAGCTGTCGATTTGAATCGATAGCGTCGTATCCACCGTGGACGTATTGGTTGACTCGTTGCCCTGCACCGTGATGAACAAGTCACGGTAAGTCTTGCTCGCTTCCGGACAGAATGTGTCTAGCGCCGGAATAGTCGCGTTCGCCACTCCCGGCTTCGCCGTAGCCAGCGCGCCAACTGGACAATCTAGCGGGATATATACCGTCTTTATCTGAGTCGTCGCGGTATCGTCATATTCGTATGTAATTAGGACCGTCAAGCCGATATTGACGAAGCCGGTCGGAGTTCCGCTGGACTGCGACAACTGAACTTGCGCATCCATCGTCATCGATGCGCCGGTCCAGTTGGTGGTGAAGTGACTCGTGACGTCGACCGAATGATAAAGCGATAAATTCTCTACAGAATTGACGCTTTGGTTGGTGTTGTTGCTTGACGTGAACGCTGCCGCCCCTAGCCTGCATTCGAGTCGGCGAACGCTGATCGTCCCGCCGCTTGCTGTGATGATGTCGTCAGCGGTCAGCTTTAGGGCGACCTTGCGAATGGTCTTGGTGGTTTCGGGTAGGTAAATCGTCCGCTGAGTCAGGGCCGTCAACGTGCCAGATACCACGGACGCCAAGCGCGCGAACGAGAACTCGACAGTTTTCAGCCGGTTTGCCATAGCCGCAGCGCCGCGCGATCAGCGATCCGCGCCCCTTAGCCGTTAAGGTTCAGGTTGCTGCTCGACACAGTGAAGGTGCCTTGCGCCGCGAAGGTTTCCTCGACGATCGCCGAGACCACACAGTCGGCGCCAGCCTCGCTGGTAAGGTTGATCGCGGCACCGCCGGCAGTGGCCGCCACCTGGAAGGTATCGGTGGCCGGGGCGCGCACAAAATACACGGTGCCCTCACTGAGTGCGCCCGGAGCGGTGCCGCCGTAGAACACAATCTTCTGATCCGCCGACCAGCCGTGGGCCACCACCTTGACGGTGTCGGCGGTGAGGTCGACGGCGAACTCTTTTTCGGTACCGCCGTTGCCTACCATGCCTTTGAAGTTACCCGCGCTGACCGCGTCCCAATAGCCGACGAAGCGCACCGTGGCGGCGGCCGGCACGTCGAACACCGGGGCATTGGACGCGGCACGCGCACCGCCCGACGCGGCGGCAAAGGTGGCGCTTTTGCGCGCATAGGCGGGCGAGCCGCCGGTCACTTCGTTCGCGCCAGTGCTACTGTAGGCAGTGTGCAGGCTGGCATGGGTGATACCGATGGCGTCGAGCATGCCGTTGCGGGCGTTGGTGCTGTACATATCATCAGTCTCCTACTGTCGTTGCAGTTGCAGCATCGCCGTGCCTAAGCCATCGCGCGCGATTGACGAAACCGTGTAGCGCTGCTCGCCGATGTCGAGCGTGTCGCCGGCGGCGGCGTGGGGCAGCACCGCTTCCGGCAGGACGAAGACCGGCCCCGGCGCGACCACGCCAAAGGCATTGAGCGCGGTCGCCCTAAAGTCGCCGCTGATTTGCAGCGCACCGTTCCACACCGCATCCTGCAACATGCCGAGTGCGGCGGCTGCGGCGTACAGATCCTGGGCGGTGCGCATTGGCGGGTGCAGATCAGGTCGCGGCCGGGAGATACTGGCCCAGCTTCATTTCGACCGTTGGGCTCGGGTTGGTTGCAGCGGAGATCGCGACACCAACGCATTGTTGCGCGGCGCTTGTCTTGTTGACGACTTTGTTGGTCGAGTCCCAGAACAGCCGGTCGCCCACGGAAATGGCCAGCGCGGATGTCTTGCCGATCGTCACCACGCCTTCGGTTAGGAATGCGCCGGGCGCGCCGTTTGCCACATCGTTGAGGGCGACGCCGAAGATTGCCGCGCCGTGCAGATAGCCGATGCCGGATGCGACGTCGGCGGCGGGCGTCAGGGTCAGGACCGCCCCGTCTTGCTTGTACGTGGTTGTCATGCTGTGTTTCCTTTCGTTTCAGGTTATCGGGCGGGGCAGCGTCATGGCGCTGCCCCGGGCCGTATGGAATCGATCAGTTCGGATTCTTCGCCAGGCCGCGCCAATCGAGCGCCTTGACCGCGGCGTCGATCCGCACCTTGAAGTCCACCCCGTCCACCGTCCAGCCGCCCTGCTGTTCGAGTTGCGGGGCGGTGTTGCCGTCGAGATAGGCCACCTCGATGGTGTCGTGAATGTTCGGGTTTGCGGCGCCGAACCAGTTCGACGCCGACGCGGCGTCGAGACGGGCATCTGCAACCACTTCGAAGTTTCCACGCATCCAGTTGGGGATGGTGTTGTTCTTGGTCGTGCTGGAAAGGCCGACCTCGAACTCGGAGTTGGCCACCTGAAGCGCCAGACCCTTGAGCGCGCGCGGCACGATCAGGTATGCCAGCGAGATGTTAAGGGTGTTGCCGGTGGCGTCGGTCTGTTTGGCCATCGCGGCGTCCATGGCATCGACGCTGGACGTGCCGATGACCGCGCCGGTCGGCAGGTTGCCGTGGTTGGCGTGGAACAACGCGACGGCATCGGCCATATTCGGATTGCTGGTCAGCACCGCATAGACCAGGTTTCCGACGGTGCGAATGGCGGCGCGGCCCATCTTGTTCGGGACGCGGGTGAAGGCGCCCAGATCGTCATTGATGATGGCCTGGCGGTTGATGCTGAACAGGCTGCCGTAGGTGGCGAGCTGGATCGGTTCGCCGCGGTCGCCGACGGTAACGTAGCGGTATTCGGCGCCCGGTTCGACCTTGGCCAGGGCGGGGAAGGTGTTCAGATCGACGCGCTTAGAGACCTTGAAGTCAGGCAGCGTGCCGACGCTGGTCCAACGCTGGAAGGTCTCTTCGGACTCCTCGTAGCCCTTCTGCATCGACTTGTTGGCGACATCGGCCAGCAGGTTGTCGAAGTCGGACGTGGAATGCGTAAAGGCAGCGGCCACCACCTGCATCTTGTCCATGCTTTTGGTGGAAATGTTGTTGCGCTGCAAGCTGGCGCGGCACAGTTCCATCAGCGAGTAGCCGCGAAATTCGTTGCTGCGGTCGTTCGGCACCAGGCCGGCGCGGATCATCATGCCGGCGGTGACTCCGGCGCGGAACTTGTCGGCTTCGTCTTCCACCGTCATGATCAGCCCACCGCCCAGGGCTTGGGAATTGCGCCCGAGCATGCGCAGGAACTCGGCGCGAAAGGTCTCGACAGACTTCATGCCGTCATGCGCCTGCTTGACGGCGGCGCGCACGTCGGCACGCTCGATCCAGGGCTTGGCGATGGCTTCGATCTGCATGCGGCGGTTGTTGTCGTCCTTCAGCGCCTCGGTTTTGATCTCGTCAAGATCGATCGTCAGCGCTTCGGGCTCGGGAAGTACGGCCTGGATGGGTGCGGCGGGGGAATTCGGCGCCGCCGGCGTGTTGACCTGCTCTGCCATGGTCTTTCCTTTCTGGGTGGATGCGGCGGCTGCCGCGGGTGAAAACCTGTTGCGGAATCGAGAAACATCGAGACTCGCTGCCATCTGCATGGCTTCGGTGATGGTGTCGACGATGCCGGCGCTCTTGGCCTCTTCCGCGCTGTACCAGTGATCGACGCCATCGGTCAGCAGCGCCAACGCGGATTCCTGCGATAGCCCGCCCGGTCGGGCGTAACTGGTCGCCATCGCCTGCGCCATCTTGTCCAGCAGTTCGGCACGGTCGCGCATTTCTTCGGCATTGCCGACCACTACCGACCATGGCGCGTGGATCATGATCATGGCATTGGCTGCCATTTGCACCGTGTCGCCGGCCATGGCGATCAAGCTGGCCACGCTCGCCGCCAGGCCGTCGATGGAGACGTTGATGGACGCCTTGTGCCGCTTCAGCGCGTTGTAGATCGCCAGCCCGTCGGGCACCGATCCGCCAATGCTGTTGATGCGCACGTTCAGGACATCGACATTGAGAGCGCCGAGTTCGGCGACGAACTTCTTCGCCGTGACGGTTTCATCGCTCCACGATTCGCCGATGTCGCCGTACACAAAGACTTCGGCGCTGCGATTGCCGCGCGCGCGAATGTCGTACCAGTCATGTTTGCTCATCGTCATCCTTTTTCGTGGTGTCTTCGTCCGGCTCGGCGGCGGGCTGCGCCGTCGCCACTATCTGGCTCAGGCCGGATTCGGCCAACTGGCGCCGCCACTTGCTTTCTTGGTCCAGAACGTCTTTGGGATTGCCGCCGCGGGCGCGAATGATTTCCGGCGCCGACTTGTAGACGTTGCGCTCCAGTACCTCGTTGGCATTGGCCTCTTTGAGCGGATCGATCCAGGGCATGGTCTGTCCGATGTACATGGCATCGTCCAGCGTGCGCGGATCAAGATCGCCCGGGAGATTGAGCAGCCCGGCAGCAAAGGCCAGGAATACAAAGCGCTCCCATACCGGCGCCACGAACTGGGCGGTGAAGGCATCGGCGAGCGTCTGGTAATGCACCCACTGCTCGACCAGCTCCTGGCGCTGCGCGGAATAGGTGCCGTTGTAGTTGCGGCTGATGCTGGAGTAGCTGGCGCCTATGCCGGCGGCCACCGCGCGCAGTTGCCCATCGCGGTGGGCGCCGAGGTTGGAATTCGGACGGTTGGTGTCGATCGTGCCGATTTCCTCGCCCGGAATCAGATCGTCGAAGATCATGCCGGGCTGGAAGCGCATGTTGCGCGCCGTGGTGGTGCCGTCGGCCGCACGCTGCGGGTCGTAGAGGTCCGGCGTGCCCTTGCGAATGAAACCGGCCATCGATGCGGCGATCTTCGCCGCGATGCGCTCCGACTCTTCGTAGTCTTTCAGGTCTTCCAGCCGGGTGATCACCGAAGCGAAGTCCGACACGCCACGCACCTGGCCAATGCGATCCACGCGGCTGGCATGCAGCATGCGGTCGGCCGGAATGGTCTTGAGGTTGTTCTGCAGGCGCCAGTTGAAGGTATCGCCTGGATGCGCCTTGTACACGCGATAGGATACCGGCTGACCCCAGCCGTTGAGGATGATGCCGCCGCGCCCATCGATAAGGCCGGCCTCGTTTTCCGTCGGCACCATGTCTGGTTCCAGCAATTCCAGGCTCAGCGGAACACTGGTCCGGTGGTTGAGGCCGGGTACATCCCCTTCGAGAATCTGGGCGAAGCACTCGCCGTCGCGCAACCATGTGCGACAGCCAAGGCGCTGCGTGGCGGCCCAGTTGTGCTGGTAGGTGACTTCCGGGTAGCGCCGCCAGTCGCGATACAGCTCCAGCAGTTGCTGTGCGACGTCTTCCAGGATCTCGCCAGACACGGACCGCGGCTGCGGTTCGATGCCAATGCCGGCCGGCCCGACGATGTTGTTCACCATCACGGTCAGCGCACCGCGGGCGAGGTCGTGATTGCGGTCGAAATGCCGCGCCTGTTCTCTGACCGACTTGGCCTGCACCCGCGCGATGGATTCACCGCTGCGCGATTCGCGCGAGAACTTGCGCAAATGCGAAGGCTGCGCGGCGTCGTAGGATGCCAGGATGGCGCGGTAGCGGCTGCGCTCGAATCCGGCGCGCGGTGATATGGCGGCGATCATGCGGTCGAGCCAGTTCATCGGCTGAAGTCGGCCACCTGGTGGCGGGCCCCTGCGTCGCCAGCGACGGCGCGCGTCTCGGCGGCCACACGGCGTTCAAGATCGCGCCGCTCGGCCCGCACTTCGGCCAGGTTGGCCATGCCGACCGTCTTGTCGCCAAGCGTGACGGTCTGGCCCTTCAAAATGGCGAGTTCAGCCGCCAGATAGGCGGCGAGCAGCTCGGATGCTTGGCTCATGGCGCACGATGATGCGCCAGACCATCTGCCGTTTTCAGGGGGAAAACGGCAGGTTCGCCGAAAATAGTCAGCGGCCGCGCACCTTGGCTCGCGCCGTGCGGGCTGGAACACCGGTCTGGATCAGCGCCTTGATCTTCTGGCGCTGTTCCGGGGGCGTCATGGGCACGTATCCGCACACTGTGGTGCCGCCGTAATCCTGCACCAGCCGTGCCGGCATATCGGTGGCCTTGAGGCGGCCAATCTCCACCTCCCAGACGATGCGTTCAAGATAGTCCCAGAACTCTGCCACGGTAATTTTCTTCCTCGTGATGATGTTCGGCCCCTTGTGCGCTAGAGCCGCTTGGCCCATTCCGAAGACCCGATGCGCCCGGCGATCGGCGGCGCCGTCACAGGCTGTGGAATCTCTGTCCGCACTTCCTCGAGCGGCCGCGCGGCAGCGGCGGGCTGCGTGCCGGGCAGCGCAGACTCGAGCAGCAGGGCATCCGCCCCCCACTGCGCCTTGGTCTTCTTGTGCAGGCGCAGCCGCGGGTGATGCCCGGCGGCGATGGCATACACCAGGGTGTCCAGGCCCTCGTTGCGCCGCCCGCCCTTGCGCTTGCGCCAGCGGTTGGTCTCCGGGTCGTACACCTCGGCGGTCAGTTCAAGGTAGTAGTCGTTGGGCAAGGCTTCGGAAAAGTGCAGCCAGCGCCGCTGCGCTTCAACCGTCGCGTCCGAGGTGAGCCAGCCGTGGATTTCGTGCTTGGCAACGTCGGTGCCCACCGGCCACACTTCGACGCCGTGGCGGATCGTCTTGCCGCTGGCCGAGGCCTCCAGCTTGCTCGGCGCCTTGGCCAGGATCGCGCGGCCGTAGTAGCGATCGCCATGAACCGCCAGCCACAGCCTGGCGCGGTGCTGGTGGGTGAAGGCATGGACCATCTGCGTGCGGTGCCCGCCGGCATCGATCGCCACTGCCGCCAGGCGCAGTGTTCGACCAGCACCATTGACGATCGGCAACTGCAGGTAGGCGGCGAGCTGTTCCCATACCTCGTCGCGCGCCGTGTCGCCGAAGATCGTCGTCCAGTCAATCACCCAGCGCTTGTTCCAGCCCCAGCCGAGGATCTGCACCGCCAGGCGGTCGTCCTGGGTATCGACGCCGGCGGTGAGCGCGAGGCACCCCGGCGGCACCTCGCGCAGCCGGTAGGGTTCGGCACGCGCCGCCAGTACGTGCGGCTCGACCTTGCCCGATTGGTCTTCCCAGCTTTCGGCCAACGAGGTGTTGATGAAGCGCTTGAGCCGCACCACGTCGCCCTGCACGGCTACCCGTTCGCGCGCCAGCTCGATCCAGGTGCTGCCCAGGCCGATCGGACTGTAGAGCTTGTTTAGGTGGTAGCCGCGGCGCCACGCCGGCGCCTCGGGGTTCGACGCCACCCAGCGGCCGGCCGCCAGCATCGCCGGCTTGTGGTGCTCGAGCATCTCGCCGCCGCACCCCGGGCATACGTAGCGAGCCTCGGTCAGCGCGCGGTCCCACTGGAGCTGCTTCCAGGTGAGCGTCTGGTACTCGCGGCAGTGCGGGCAGGGCACGTGGTAGTAGCGGCGGTCGGTGGCCTCGAACGCCGTCTCGATCTGGCTGGCGCCCTTGATCGTCGGGCTGGACACCAGCAGGGTCTTGCGCCGCGGGAAGTTCTGCTGCCGCTCGGCGATCAGGCCGAGCGGATCGCCTTCGCCGCCGACATCCCACGGGAAGCGGTCCACTTCATCGCACAGCACGAAGCGGATCGGCATCGACGCCAGCGAGGCCGGCGAATTCGCGCCGCCAATCACCAGCATGCCGCCGGGAAAATCCTTGATGTCTTCGGCGTTGCCGGCGTCGCGTTTGCTCAGTGCCGAACGCAGACTGGCCAGTACCGGCGTTTCGGCCAGCATCGGGTCAAGACGCTGGCGCACCCAGCGCTTGCGCACTTCCAGGGTCGGCAGCACCGTGAGCATCGGCGCCGGCGTGTGCTGCATGACGTAGCCGATCCAGTTCAGGCCGACCTCGGTCTTGCCGCGCTGGGTGGCGAACATCAGCACCACCTCGCGCACCGGCGAGCGCTCGGAGAGCGCGTCCATGATTTCGCGCAGGTAGGGCGTGCGCGCCGTGCGCCACGCCCCTGGCTCGCTGCTGCCCTTGCTGGTGAGCACGCGGTAGGCGTCGGCCCATTCCGACACCGACAGCCGCCGCCGCGGCCGCAGCGCCGGCGCCAGCGCGGCGAGAAAGTGCAGGAAGCCGGGCGTGGCGCCCATCAGTGCGCCTCCCGCTCCAGCGCCACCGCGCCCGCTTGTAGTTGCTGCAGCCAGTGGCGCAGATCGCGCGCGGTGTCCTGCAGCACCTGCTCCACCGCTTCGACCAGCAGCGCATGCACCCGCTCGGTGTCGGTCTGCGCCGCCAACTGCGGCGCGAGCTGGTCCGGCAGGTTCTCCAGCCGGGTGCGCAGCGCGATCCCCAGCCGCTCTCCGGCATCGCGGATCGACGCCGTTTCCGCCAGCTTGCCTTGCATCCGCTCAAGGGTCAGGCGCGAGATCTCCGCTTCATGCCCCGCGCGCTTGGCGCGCGCCGCCCGCAGCGCGTCCGCCGCCTGGTTCGCCGACATCCAGCCGTCCCCTGCCGCCCCTGCCCGCTCCTGCTCTTCCCGCCGTGCTTCAAGATCGGCCCGCTGACCCGCCTGCGCGCCCTCAGGCGCGTTTTCGGCCTCGGTTACTGCCTTGCCCCTTACCGCGCCCGCTTGCGCCGCCCTGTGCGCCGCATGGCGCTCCCGCTGCCCCTGCCCGATCGGCCCTGAATCCTGGGTGTCGCGGTAGCGCACCATGGATTCGTCCGCCAGGTAGCCGCGTCCATCTGGCGCCGGCACCAGGCGCCCGGCCTGCGCCGCCCGATAGAGCGTGGCGCTGGACGCAAAGCCCATGCGCCGCGCCAGCTCGGCAACGGTGACGATTTCAGGCATTGCCGTCCACGTTCCGGGTCTGGCCCGCGCGTTCCGGGTACCCGGAACGTACTTTTCCTTTATTTATCAGTATACGTTCCGGGTGTTCCGGGTGTACCCGGGTAAGCGCGTGCGTGCGCGCGTGATTGCCCGTGCGCGCATTGGCCCATACACTTGCGCGCACGGGGGCGTACTGCCCGGAACGCCCGGAACACCCGGAACAAGCCAGTACTGGCGCGGGTTTGCGCTGTTCCGGGTACCCGGAACGTAAGGCCCGGACCCGGAACGCGCCGGGCCGTTTTCGCCCTAAGCCGCCCATCGCGCCCCTTCCTGCACCGAGCCGGCGTGCGCGAATTCGATCGTGCATTGGGTCAGCCACTGCGCCATCGGCTCCGCCGGCGGCTTTTCGCGCCCGGCGCGCTGCACCGCCTCCGGCGGCGGGATCGCCACCGGGCGCGGCAAGGCCTCGCCGTGAAAGCCCATGTCCTGGTACAGCCGAGCTTTCTTGACTTCCCACCCCGGCAGCCGCCCCAGGCTGCCGAAAAAGTGATTACTCGGCCGCGGCCGCTGCTCGCCGTTCTCGCGGCACCAGCGCAGGTAGGCGGTGTAGAAGTCCGCCTTGAGGCAGGGCACCACCGGCCAGCGGGTGTCGCCCTGGACAAACTCGGTGATGAAGCGCATCTCGCTCGGCATGGAAAGGTTGATCAGCGCCCGCTTGGCGCCGGTCATCGGCGGGCGCTTCTTGGGATAAAACCCGGACAGGTCGAGGCCCAGCAGATGGTCGTAGAGTGCCGCCGCGCCGCCGTTCTCCACTTCGCGCCACAGCTCGTCGTAGAAGTCGTCCGACAGCGGCGGCGGGGTATAGACCACCAGGTGCCGCCGGTCGTCGTTGTCCAGCGGCAGCGGCTGCCCCTCGTTGCTGAGGTACATGATGTTGACGTGATTGCGCTGCCGGTAGGCGGCGAGGTTCTTTGGGTTGATGCGTATCCATTCCCCGGTCACCAGCTCTTTCAGCTCGTTCTTGATGTGCCACATCTCGGCGCGGGTCACCACCTCTTCGGCCAGGATGAACAGCTTGGAATCCGCCCAGTCGGCGTTGAACTTGTCCTCCAGGCCGCGCTGGTTGAGCACCGTGGAATAGTCGCCGTAGATCTTCGCCAGCGTCTGGAATACCGCGCTTTTTCCCGTGCCCTGGGGGCCGTGCAGGATCACCGCACTGCTCATCTTGGCGCCCGGGTTCTGCAGCGGGTAGGCCATCCAGCATAAGAGCCAGCGCGCCACCTCGCGCCCGCTGTCTTCGCCGCCGCACAGGTATTCGATCGTTTCCAGCATCCGCTCGCACGAGCCAGGCTTCGGCGCTACCTGCCAGCCGCGCCAGGTGTTGAGCCGCACCCGATCATCCCCGCCGGACGGATCGAAGCCGACTTCGTCCAGATAGTAGGCGCCGCGTTCCTGCCACACCGCATGGCGCTTGACGTCGTCGCCCTTGACCCCCGGGGCGAACAGCGCCGCCATCTGATCGCGGTGCACCACCTTGCGCGTCCACTGGTCGAACAGGTATTTTCCGGTGCCATCGTCCAGCGGCATGAAGCGCGCCACCAGCTCGTCCAGACTCATCACCGAACGTGCCGCCGGGCGGGCATCGCCATCGGCCGCCGCCTTCCCCGCTCCCCCTGGATTTCCGGTTCCCGCGCCGCTGACGCCATCGCGCCATCCAAGCGCATCGAGCTTGCCATGAACCTGCTGCGCCAGAGCGAGGGGGCCCTCGCGCACCATGCACAGATCATTGAAGTCCGACAGCTTCTTTTTGCCGCGCAGGTCCGCGCCGTCCGGCCCGCTGAAGTCCGGCGCCAACCAGGCGCTGCGGTCGATCTCCGCCGAGGCCTGCGCCGCCGCCGCGCACCCGGGGTTGCCCTCGGTCAGGTAGTCATCGTCGGCGCAGAACAGCAGCCGCGCCCGCGGGCAGGTCTTGCGCAACAGCTTGCCGGCCTTGCCCAGATTGTTGGCGGAAAACGCATAGGCCACGCTGTAGCCGGTGGCCTCGAACAGGCTCGCCGCGGTGGCGAAGCCCTCGGTCAGCAGCATCACGCCCTCGCGGCGCAGCGGGCCGATCAGCCCGAAGCTGCCGGCCAGCGCCATGCCCGAAGGCCAGAATTCCTTGTCGCGCTCCAGCTTCTTCTTGCGCGCATGCCCAGCCGGATAGACGAACTGCACCCCCACCACGTTGCCGTGCTGATCGTGCATCGGCACCACCAGCGCGCCCGGCGCCTGGGTCAGCCGCCACCAGTTGCTGTCGTCGATGCCATTGAGCTGCAGCCCTTCGGTGCGCTCGAACACCCGCGTGCCGTGGGCGCCGATGCGCTTGCGCGCCAGGTACTCATGCTCGGTCGCCGGCGCGCAGTGCGCCCACACCTGGGCCGCCCAACGTGCCGCCGTGTCCACCTCGTGCTTGCGCTGCGCGGCGATACGCTTCTTCGATTCCGCCAGTGCCGCCTTCTGCAACGCGATGTCGGCGCTGCTGATCTGACGTGCCTTGTCGCCCACCACGCAGAGCGTCTGCCGCCCGTCGTCCGGGCCGTGCCACACGCCGTAGCTGCCGGCGACGAACTCCACGCCGTCAGCAAAGCACTTGCGCTCCAGCCGCGACCAGCCGCGCCGCTCATGGTCCTCGCCCGCCACCTTCCAGCGCTGGATCGAAGCATCGAGCGCCAGCGGCCGGTCCAGCATCAGCCCGGCGTCCTCGAGAATCTGCTCGACGCTGCGGATCTCGACTTGGCTCATGCCCGTGCCGTCCTCATGGCGCTCGCCATCGCGGTATCGAACTCCTTGCCGAAGTCTCGATCGATCACCCGCTGCGCGGTTTCGAAGAAAGGCAGGCGCTTGCGATAGGCCGGCTCCCTGACGAAGATGACGATCGGCTTGATCGACTTGCCAAATCCGGTCTGGACGCGCTTCCAGATTCCTGGCCGCAGATTGCGCGCGCCCTGCCTGACGACGAAGTACTCGAAGCCGTAGCGCTTGCGCGTACCGCGGGCGAGCTTGTCGCGCCTGGCCTGCGGCATGTTGGCGCTATAGCCCTGCTGACCGAAGGCCTGGAAGTAGGCGAGGATGCGCACGATCTCGCCGCGCTGCATGTTGCCGTATGCGTCGATGGGCGCCGCCTCGCCGGGCACGGTCTTCATGCCATCGGGCAGGATGCCGATCCGGGTCAGCGCCCGCTCAAACCGCTTCACTCCCCTGCTCCCGCCGAAGATCTGCGGCGTGAGGTACTTGGTGGCCGGCGTGCCCTTGCCCGCATCGTCCTTGACCCAAACCATGGCTTCCAGCCGGGAGGCCGTGGCCGAGCGGATACGCAGTGCGTTCAACGTGTAGGCGGTCGGGCGGTCGAACACGCGCGCCATGTCGCGTTCGATCTCGCGCTTGGCTGTTTGCGCGGTGCGGGTCAGGGCCCCGGCCGTAGCGAAGCGCGCCTGCTTGCCGATGGCATCCATCGCGCGTTGCACCGCGGAAAAGTTATGACGAACGTCGATTGTAATCATGACACTTGCCTAACTTTACACCACGCACCCTAGCGGTTCATAGGGGTTCGAATTACCCTCTATCGGCGCACCCCAGAAGGACCCATCCACCTGGGTGGGCTGCCCTGCAGATGGCTCCCCATCGACGACGACAACAGGGGGAGTGGGGTTGCGAATCTTCTGCCAGACTGCTCGGCGAAGCGCAGAGTAGCTGGCCTCGCCACGCTTGGTGCGCACCAGGTCGAGGTAGGTGGTACGTGCCTGGTCGGTGGCCAGCGCTGCGATTGCACGCGCCTCACAGGCGGCGCGGTGGTCCTCGGTGTAGCGCTCGCCACCACGGGCGCAGTGGTCGCAGTCACACATGCGCCAGCCCACCTGCCCGCTCCATCGCCTCGACCGCGGCTGCGCTGCGCTGCGCGATCAGTGTGGCGTGGGCGTCCCACAGCCGCTTGCGATCCTCCGCGGTGCGTCCGTTTACCCATCGCTCGCCGCTGGCCGCCACGGCGCGCTCGTGCTCGATGTCGGCCCAGGTCAGTCCCGGTGTCAGCACGTCCATCAGTAACCTCATGGCGCAGCCCGGTAATGCGCTTTGCGCGGGCGTATCAGCAGGCTGTCCTTCAGGGAGAAGATCAAGCGGCCTCCTTCTGATCGCACGCTGCCGCCACGCCGTAAATATCTTGCATGGATACCATCCCCGCCGTTTCGCTCACGATGCGGCGAGCTTGCGCG